GACCCAGTGGATAGTCCAACGTGGTTATCTTCACTTAACATTGCAAGGAATGTAGTGCAAGGTGCATACGGTGATATCACTGAAGGTGCAACACACTACCATAGTCTGTATGTTTATCCATATTGGGCTGATTCATTAAACGAGACTGTTAGAATAACAGACCACATTTTTTACAAATAATTATGTTAGAGATTATAGGATTATTAACTTGCATTTACTTGGGGATTAAAATCTTCCCTAGTGTTGTAAAGTTTACAGTTAAGGTTGCAGTTGCAATATTGTTAATCATATTTGCAATTATGGTTTACACATTTTTCTTTCCACCAATGATACAAATTTTAATAGCATGAATACAGATACTAAAACTGAACGTTGTGTAGTGTGCAAGTGTGACACTAAAGTCCCAGTTGAGACTCATGTTGAGAAGAGAAACAATTATGTTTTGGGGGTAGGACAAGCTTGTTCTACATGTTTTAATAAGTTATATTATATTGAGGAGAAAGAAGAGTATGTATGATAACGTAGAAAACTTTAGAGAGTATCTTAAGGATACTAGTTATGTCAACAATGGAGTGCAACATGTGTATGCATTTCCAAACGGTTATGGTGCAAGTGTGGTGAAACACGATTTCTCATACGGTGGTAAAAACGGTTTATGGGAATTAGCGGTTCTCAATGGAGAAGATTTGTGTTATACTAGTGGTATCACTGAAGATGTTATTGGACACCTTTCATGGACTAAAGTGGAAGCTGTCTTAAGGGATATTAAACAATTATGAATTTATTTTACTTAGACGAAGACCCATGGATTAGTGCAGAACTGCATTGTGACAAACACGTAGTCAAAATGATTATCGAGTATGCACAAATGTTATCCACTGCACATAGAATGTTAGACGGAACTCAATACACTGATTCCTCTAGTGGACGTAGAATTCAAAGGTGGGAACTAGACCCCGATAGAGAAGGTATCTTATACAAAGCCTCTCATATCAATCACCCCTCTACACGTTGGGTCAGAGAGAACTCTTGTCAGTATCGATATGCATATGATATGTTCACTGCACTATGTGACGAATACACTTATCGTTATGAGAAGATACACTTAACTGATACTAAACTCAGAGAGATACTAAGTCACTTGCCTGATAATATTCAAGAAGGTCAATGGTCAGAACCACCTCAGTGTATGCCTGAAGATGTCAAAGTTGAAAATGACACTTTATCTGCATACCATAAATACTATGCAATCTACAAAAAAGAATTTGCAAAGTGGACTGATAGACCAGTTCCGAGTTTTATGTCATGAGAGTATTAGTTGAAAGTTATGGGGATATCAGAATCTTTTCTGAGAGACCCTTCGGTTATAAAAGATATTTCGTTGAATGGGAAGACGGAACTGAATCATTGTTCAGTAGTCTTTGGTATTCAGAAAAGAAAGTTAAAGAGATTGTAGAGAAACATATTATGGATAGAAATATATAATGCCGACTTACACATTTAAAAACGAGGACACTGGTTGTATAGAAGAACGAATTATGTCCTATACAAAGTTAGACCAATTCAAAGAAGACAACCCACACCTCAAACAAGTTATTCTATCTGCACCCGATACAGTTGGTGGAACTGGAGATAGAGTCAAACCCGATAGTGGATTCAATGAAGTAATGTCCAAGATTGCTTCTAACAATATCGACACACCATTAGGTGAGAGGTATCATCGAAAGTCTGCAAAAGAAGTTAAGACTAGAGATACTATACAAAAGCATATTGACATACAGTCAAGAAAGAAGTAAAATAAACTATGACACAATTAAGATTACAAACAATGGATATCACTGATTTAGAGAATATCAAACTAAACACAATACAAGAAGACGGTAAAAGATTCTATGTAGATGATAACGGTGAAAGATATCCAAGTGTCACAACAGTCACAAGTCTATTAACACGTGACCATATCAAGTTATGGAGAAAACGTGTAGGTGAAGAAGAAGCAAATAAAGTATCCAGTCAAGCTGCAAAACGTGGAACTAAATTTCACCAAAACATAGAAGACTACCTCAGACAAGAAAAAGATATTATAGAATTTGATAACATTCTACAAGAAGGAATGTTCAAAGCAGTTCAACCAGTGTTAGATGAAATTGTTCCTCTTGCATTAGAAGCTCCACTATGGAGTCCTAATCTAAAAATGGCTGGTCGTGTTGATTGTGTTGGTATGTTAGACGGGAATCTTTGTATTATTGATTTCAAGTCTAGTGGAAAATACAAAGAAGAATACATGACTAAACCATGGTTCATTCAAATGACTGCATATGCATTAATGGTTGAAGAACTTACTGGTCAAGCGATAGATGAATTGGTTGCACTAGTTGGGGTGGAAGGACAAAATGCCTTTCAAATTTTTTATGGGAATCCATTAGACTACATAGACGAGTTGGTGGATTTAAGAAAACGATACACAAATGTTTATGGAGTATAATATGAGTGAAGTGAAAGAATTTAATTTAAACGGAAATTACAATTGGAATAAAATAATTTCTAAAGGTGACGAGTGGATAGAATCCCAAGCATATGATAATGCATATGATACACTATGTGAGTATCTATCAATCGATGGTCATGATGACGTGACAGAAGAAGTGTTAGAACAAGCAGAACACCTTATCGAATATCTAGAAACAGATTATGCAAAGGGTGGTCTTGGTGTTCATGACACTAGTCCAACTTACTATGCATACTATAGTATAGTTAGGGATTGGAGAGACAACTTAGAGTATGGAGATTAACAATGGAAATTGAAGTCGGAAAGGAATATACGATATATCCTAAATTTAAAAAGTCGTATACAGAACGTGAAGTGTTTAAGAACAATGATAGTGAAGACAGAATTGTCATTGAAGCACTTTGGAGAAGTGGTTCATATATTATTAAGGTGACCAACGAAGAAGAAAAGGAAACCTTAGAAGCTTATATGTCAGAAGACGCAACTGGTGATATGGAACCATGTGAGTTCGAAGAGAATGAATTCATAGAATCCTTTGACGAGTGTGGACGTGATTATTATATCCACCTTGCAGAAGGAAGTGATGCAGACGAAGACGAAATGCAAGAACAACTTGAAGAAGAAGGACATGATTGGTTATGGGAAAACAACTATGACTCATGGGATTGTGAACACTTCTTTGGTTTACCATTACAGGTGGACGAAGTTGACCCCGAAAACAGATACAACACAAGGTTTTAATATGAAATATTTTAGAAGGTTTTTATTATTTGTCGTGGATAGTTGGAGAGTGGTAATGGACAATAGGTTCAATCCACTTAGACATATACCCGACCCAAGTCTGCAAACTTACTTTACACTTGTATTGTTTACAATGTGGAGTGTTTACTTTGGATTCGTTGGAAGTTATTACTTAGGGTGGTTAGGTTATTCTATCGTCACTAGTATTATCGTTCACATTGCAGTTATTCTACCAGTTGCATTTACGAATGCAGTGTTCTTAGATGCAGAGAGAGACGGAAGTAAATGGTTGCAAGATTGGAGAGACGAATGATTTCAAGAAAAGAGTTTTCAGAACAAGTTGAAAAACTATTAGTCAAAGGACGTGGTGCAGATGTTATGTCTGCAATCGTTAAGGTTTGTGAGTTAAACAATATCGAACCCGAAAGTGCAAAGAGATTGTTAACACAACCTCTCAAAGATAAACTGGAAGCAGAAGCTGCTGGTTTAAATTTAATTAACCGAGGTAATAATTCTAAAGGAAATATAACCTCATTCTTTTCAGATTAGGAGTAATTATGAAGAAAGGTGATATAGTAGCAGTTGTTGCTACAAGTGGTGAGTATGTTGGTGAGTTGGTTTCTAGTAAACCAGTGACACTTGCAAATCCCAAAATGATTGTCAATACACCCGAAGGAGGAATGGGTTTCTCTAAAGGTGTTGCAGTGACAGGTGAAGTGAATCCAACTGAAATGATATTCGGTTCATATGTTTTTATTGCTAAGTGTAATGACCAAGTGTCAGAAGCACATAGAACTGCAGTAAGTGGTATCGAAGTTCCAGCAGAGAAAAAGATAATCACTTAATGACGAGTAGAGAAGGATACGACGCTTATACACTTTACCTTGGGATAAAGTTGCATTTCCATTCTAAGGATTATGACTTTATAAAATACAATGGTAAAGTGAAAAGTGATATCAATTCTTTTCTAAAACGTAAGGACAAATACCACTTTGGTAAATTGTTCAAAACCCACAAACAAGAATTGCAAGACTTTTACATTGCAAACTTGTCTCTGAAAGATTTATGGGCTGGAGACTTACTTGATAATGAGTGTGTCAAAGTCTATAAAGACTGGAAGAACAGAAATCAGAAACTATCGTATCTATTTGAAACGGAAGTATCTGATTTACTTCGTAAGAGGAATATCAATAAAGTGTTAGAAGTGAAGAACGGACAACACCCTATACTACTTAAAGAGTTTATGGGTAAAAAGATATCCCTCGAAACGATTTGTATAATGGACGAGATTATAGGATTTACAAAGGACTGGGAAAAATCAATTTCCGAGACCCTCGTCTACCCCGATATACAGAATAGGATTAACAAGTATAAGAGTTTTATAAGTGTTGATTATAAGAAGTATAAAGAGGTATTGATTGATTTATGTATATAGAAGCGTTTCAAGGAACATACACTAGTATGTATAAGAAATCAAATCCTAAGATTTTAAATTATATAAATATGAGGTATCTTTGAAAAACCCTCTTGTAGGATTATCATTGATACACTATAATAGGAGTATAGGAACTACGGTTCTTATACATGATAAAATGCTAAACAATGCGATACAATAGGAGAATACAATGTCGACATCATTAGATAAACTAAGAGCAGCCATGGAAACTGCTTCACCTACAGAAGGTGCAAAAAAATCCTACTCAGACGATACTATGTGGAAGCCTGAACTTGATAAAACAGGTAATGGTTATGCAGTAGTTCGTTTCTTACCAACTCCCGAAAACGAAGAAATGCCTTGGGTATCATATTTCGACCACGGGTTCCAAGGGCCAGGTGGCTGGTATATTGAGAAGTCTTTGACTACCCTCAATAAACAAGACCCTGTCTCAGAATACAATTCTCAGTTATGGAATACTGGGATTGAAGCTAACAAAGAAATTGCACGTAAACAGAAAAGACGTTTACATTATGTGTCTAATGTCTATGTTATCTCAGACCCAAAAAATCCCGATAACGAAGGAAAAGTATTTAAATATAGATACGGTAAAAAAATCTTTGAACAACTCAAAGAAGCAATATCACCTGCTTTTGAAGACGAACAAGCAATCAATCCTTTTGATTTAAGAGGAGAAGGTGCAAACTTCAAAATCAAAATCAGAAAAGTAGACGGATACTGGAACTATGATAAATCAGAGTTCGATTCACCTTCTCCACTTTTTGACGATGAAGATAGGTTAAATGAGATAAATAACTCTACCTATTCATTGCAAGAAGTGATTGCACCTAGTGAGTTCAAAACATATGATGAACTCAAAGAGAAACTCGATAGAGTTCTTGGATTAACTGGGAACGTATCTAATGCAACTGCAGAGTCAGTAGCAGAAGACCTAGACGAAGTGCCTTGGTCTAATGTTAACACTGAAAGTGTTGCAGAAGAACCTGTAATTGCATCAGCAGAATCTTCACCACAAGTGGAAGAAGACGACGCGATGGATTACTTTAAGAAGTTAGCTTCAGATAGTTAATTTCTAATTAGGGGTGGTTGTTTATTTTACAATGTGTCCGTGAATAGAGACAACCACAACACTAAGACCGTGGAAATGAAGGGGGTGCTTAGTAAGGGAAAGGTCAACAACATCATTATGATGCGGAGTTGGTCGGTGAAGAACGGGTTGCTGTAAGGCGTGGGGTGACTTCACACTTTTAAGATTATTATGAAAAGTGAATATTATAAAAACATTCTACCATGGAATGAAAACGAAAGGGTTATCGACCAGTTTGGTTGGAACCCTCAGTCGGTTATAACACCTACTAAATCATCTAAGAACAATTGGGACGATGCATACTTAACTGCATACGAAGAAAAGAGAGGAGTTTGTCCTCGTCTTCCTAATGGTTTAATGATGTCAGAGTTTCATGCTGGTTTATGTGAGAACATTGTTCAATACTGGTCTATGGTTGGTGATACAATCGTTGACCCTTTTGCTGGAAGAATGACACGTGCATTTGTGTCTGCTTCATTAGGAAGAGATTACGTTGGTTATGACGTATCTTCTGAAACAGTAAGTAAAGTCAGAGAGGAAATGGGAAGACATTCCTTTGACGGATACTACGATATTATAGAAAGTGACGGGTGTGAAATGTCTCATACAGATGATGAGAGTGCAAACCTAGTTATGACTTGTCCACCATATGGTGATATCGAAAGATACGAAAGTGCAGAAGGTCAATTATCCGACCTACGAAAGTATGAAGACTTTTGTGAAAGGATACAAGTTTGTGGAAACAACATAGAGAGAGTTTTAAAGCCAGGCGGTTTTGCTGTTTGGGTTTGTGGTGATTGGAGAAAAGACGGGAAGTATATTCCGTTTCATTCTGATACCATAAATATGTTTACTAAGTCGGGTCTCAAATTACATGATATAATTGTAATGAAGAACGACACTATATTTGCAGCCTTACAAGCAGGTAAGTGTGCAAGTAAAAGATACACTGCAAAGGTTCATGAATTTGTCCTAGTGTTTCGTAAAGAAGGAGAACTAGAATATAGTTCAGATAAAATTAAAAACAGAGAGGAATCCTTAGAACAGTTTTTCAAATAATATGCCATACGTAGAACCAAGAGTTAACCCAAAGAATAAGAATGTCGAACCTTTCGACAGAATGCTAAGAAGATTTAAAAAGGCATGTGAGAAAAAAGGTATTGTTCAAGAATGTCGTGATAGAAAGTATCATGTCAAAGCGAATGATTTAAGGAATCAAAGGAATCAAGATTTAAAGAGAAAGAAAAAACTTGATAAGAAAAGAGCTGAACAAGCTGGTTATAGAAATATAAGAATTAGATGAGAACTAAAAGAGAGAAGAGAATTATCAAACAATTTGTTATCTCTGCATTGATAGGGATACTAGGTGTAATAGCTGCAGTATACATTTACTGGAATTATCAACCACCACTACTATAATGAATTATGACACAATGGCATGGAGGAAAGGGTTCCAAAAGACGGAACTCAAACGAAGAACTTTACTCAGATAACTGGGAGAAAATCTTTGGCAAACCAAAACCCAATGTCAGTGTTCGTAAAGAAACACCTACCCATGGACATACCCAAGTCCACAAAGATAAGACTAAGATTATCCCTAGAAACTCAAAATATAAATTCGTAAAAGAATAGACTAGAAGTCACCGTCATCAATACCCATTGCACCACCAAACTTATAGACTGAATAGTCGTCATTGTTAGTTTGTGGTTTGTTTAGGTTATTGTATGTTCTTCCTTGATTGACAATGTTTTGATTACTTGCCATTGCAATTTGATTACCCGTTCCAGCACTTGCAGACACTTCTTGTCTTGCATTTTTAACTGCACCACCAGTATCTTGAACACCAGCAGCTGCAATTTCTTCGGGTGAATATAAATGTGGTATTCCAAATTTTTGTCTTGCAACAATATTGTGTTCTAACATTTGATTTTGCAGTCTAGATAATCTAACCTCTTCTGCTTGAACCTCTGCAATTTCTTTACCACTGTTATTCTTTTTATTATAAAATTCTTGACGCATTTTTTCATGTTCGGGGAATGCTTCTGCTCTATCTGCAAGAAGTTTTTGTTTGGTTTCCCACATTTCCCATGACATTGCACTATCTGATACAGGGCCGTTAACACCAGTTGGGTCTATTTGAACTTCTTGTTGGACTTGTTGTTTCTTAACTAATCTATCTTCAGATTGTGTAATTTGTTCTTCTACTCTTTGTCCTTCAGTGGTTCCCATTAGTTTACCAGCTAACTGAACCATTGAATCCCACCAACCTTTCTTCTTAGGAGCCCCTTCTTCTAATCTGATAAGTGCTTCTGAAAGTT